ACTCTATTGAATTGAAAAACTAAGGGATGGTTATCATATCGAATTAATCTATATTGATAATCAAACCAATAGTATAAAATTATATTTTATTTTAATCAACAATTAATGTGAATAAGTTAATTAAATTCCTTAACTTTGTAGTATGAATCCGACCTGGATTTTCAATGATGTTTATAGGTAAGTTGTGAAAAACATCCTAGAGTAAAAAAACATCATTCTGGATCTGATGAGGATAAATCCAATTCAATTTGAATTGTAGAAAACTCTCTCGAGTTTTATAGTTCATTGACATACTGAAACTACTACAACAATAATCTTAAATATATTAATATGAAAAAATCTAAATTAATTAGGGAGTATATAAAATTATACAAACCTACACATAAAGAATTGCAAACATTTTGCAAGTATTGTTTAAATTTTAAAGAGAGTGCGACTCTAGATTTTAGAGCAAAGTATTGCAATAAAATGAGTGAGAAACATTCTCATAAAAGATTAGGAACAAGTGGCTATTATGCCAATAATATAGAAACGTGGCAATTTAATGGAGTTGTCCAGAAGAAAGGCAAAAGATATTGTCTTTCTCCTAGAGCAATTAGAAAGGGGTGGAGTTTATACTCTTATCCTTTAGAGGTTAAAGTGCAAAGGTTAAAGTTTAGTGTTGAACAATATAGGAAACTACAACACAAAACGCACGACCAATATCGAGAAACTAAAAAAGAACTTGAAAAAGCAAAAGAAATTATTAACGATTTAAGTATCTTTTTAGATAACTTCGAAACTCTTTCAAGGCACTACGATAGAATAAAAACCAAATACAATATAGAGATATGAAAACAATAAATAAAATACTTATATATGTCAATCTATTTCTAATTTGTATTTGTCTTTTTCTTTCTTTGATAGATTTATATAATGGTGGTAATTCCTTTGGGTATTACTTAACTTATTATATAGCACTAACAATCTTAAACAAATTAATATGAGGCAATATCCAATTTGGAATCAAATAAACTCTTGTATTTATAAGAGTCCAAACAAAAGCTATGGAGTAAAAAACCATAGCGAAATCACAACTTTTATTGGGAGTTCTTCAACTCATTCCTATAAATTTTGTGATACTAAATTTACTCGAAGAGAATTAAAAAATGGTTTAGTTCTCTTTCGTGTGTATGTTGATGACATTATAATCAAAGAAGCAATTTTTTGTAATAAGTCGAAGCAACTACTTGAAAACAATTTAAATATAAAATCAATAAAAACATTAGAAACAATATGAAAAAAGAAGAAACTTCGCGGGATCAAAATTCTTTCTCTACTTATTCGACTAATCTTGAAAAGGATGGGGAATTTGTAGAAATGACAATTTGTAACGAAATGGAAACTTGGTCAGATGAATTTGGTGGGCATTGGGATGTTCCCATAACTATCGAAAGACATTTCGAAGAAGCAACCCCAAGAAAATTATAAATATGGAATCATTAATTTTTTTATTACCCGCATTTGCATTTTTGCTAGTAGTATTAATACTCTACATATAGCAAATAAAAATAAACAAAAATCTTTTTTTCTGATTAGGTTTTAGTTTATTGTTTGAAACCCTCTAAAGTAAAAGAATTCTTTAGGGGGTTTTTTTATGCTCTTTTTTTACTATCTTTATAAGATAATTACTAAATAAATTAATATGAAAAATGATAACTATTGGCACGAAATCGCAAACAAGCATTTGCTTGGTAGAAGAATTACCAAAGTAGAATATTTAACAACAAAAGAGTGTGACGAAATGGGATGGAGTAACAAACCTATTGCCATACAATTAAATCACAAATATTGGTTAATTCCGATGCGTGATGATGAGGGCAACGATGGTGGTTCACTTTCAACCACTTTCAAAGACTTGCCAACTATTCCGGTTTTATAAGAGATTAGAAAATAATCTAATAAACCTCTAGAGAAAATCTTTAGGGGTTTTTTTTATGATCTGAGGTAGGATCTGAAGAATTCGACTTCATATAAAGCTTTCTAATGAACGAACTCAATGGACTTGATACCTAGATACCCCCAAAAATGCCCATTATGGATCTGAATAAAACTATAAATCAAAATAATAATTTCCTAGATCTTGCAAAAAAAGAGATACCAAACCCATTATATTGAACCCTGTTATATTGAACCCATTATGTTGAATGAACCCCATTATATTGAACCCTGTTATATTTAATGAACCCCATTATGTTGAATACCCTATTGAATTTACATTTATACATATAAAAAAATGAGCAAAGGAAAAATCCAATGCTCATTTTAGTTGGGCGAGTAGTCAAGGTTCAATCATTTCACTACTCTTTCATTTTTATTTATGATTAAGGAAAAATTCTTGGTCTTCTTTATCAAAGTCCACCTTCTCTTTTCCATCTTCCTCTCCCTCAAAATGAGTATCAGATTCTCCATCCCAATATTTCAATGCTCGGTCATCTATACATTCGTAAAAACCACGAATCTTCATTAAGGAGTCATTCATATCAATTGCTTCCTCTTCACTATTAGCTTCAATTGTGTAAAGATGATTATAAGTTACAACAAATCTAAATTTATACTTTTTCATAGTTACTTATTTTACTTCTTTAATTAATCGTTTTACAAATTCTGGATCTGAAAGCTCATAGACACCCACTTGAGTTTCTACTATACCTCTATCAAAGTTAGATTTTTCCTCACATTCTATCACTCCATAATCAGATTTGTCTTCCCCTATATAAGTTATCATTCCACTTAAAGTTATTCCCCACGGTTCAAAATAATTATCTATTAAATATTTCAACCATTCTACATAGTTGTAGAATTTCTCAGATCCATTCCATTGAAGATGATGTTGTTCATCAAAAAGGAAATGATTTGAGTCTTTAACAACTACTTCCCAATTGTTCCATATACTAGGAAATTCAGTATAATTATGTCTAGTAATCTGGATCCCGTTCAGTTTCTCTAGTTGTTGTTCTGAAAGGTTCTTGCTTGTTCTAAAGCTCCCTATAAAAGATGTAGTATATCCCATAATTTTAAAATTTATTAGTCCCGTGATTTTCGTTATCTGTTTGTTTTAGTATTTCAAAGAATTCCTCTTTATTAGTTTCCAAAAGTTCTTCCGCGTCTTGTAGTGCATTATCATAATATACACTTGAGGTTTCTAATAACCAATTTGCTACATCGATTATATTTTCGTGTCTTTTATTATATTTTATTTTTGTCATTTTATTTATTTTTTTAAGTTATATATTTTATCGTCTAAATGCCTCATATACATAAAGTCCTGTTTATGTAATGGTTTTGCTAATTCTCTTTTTAAACACTCTATATAAAAGTTTATATCTTTATCCATCGCTATTTATTATTTTAGTTGTTTCGGTTATTAATTTCGTAATAAAAAGTATATCCTAATTCTTTAATTAATTCATCTTGATTATTATATAAATCATATACAATACCCTCTTCATCAAATTTAATTTGTAGATATTGTTCTTCGTTAATTTTAAGGTCTAAATATTCCATAGTTTTAGTTGTTTAAAATATTGTTGGCTTTATATCTATTATTATAAAGTCATCTAAAGTGCATTTTTCATCTTCATCAAGTGCTGGGTCTTGATTATGTTCCTCTATCCATTTATGATAGTCATTTGTAATAGCTTCAATTAAATTATATTTACTTGAATCTTTGAACATTATTATATACATAATTTTAATTATTTAAAGGGTTATCTATTATTCTAAATTGAATATCGTAATCATCCCCCAAGTCATCAGCAGAAAAGAATTTAGATTTTATGCAATCACTCAAATCACAAGCTACTTGATTATTTTCAATGTGAGCTTGTTTCATTACCTGTCTTAAACAATGTTGAAATTCCACTTCATATTCATAAGAATTTAAAAGTTCCACTTCATTTACATTAGTAGATATTTTAATTGAATATGTCTTTGGACTTAATTCAAAATATTGGTAAGTTCCATAGTCATCAATTCCACTTGATTGATTTATCAAGTATGAATAACCATTTTCTATTTCTTCAACAACCTCAGATCCCATTCTAGAATCTTTAGGTTGAGGTAATTGTGCTTCAGCCATTTTTTTACAAAATGCTTTAGCTTTATCTTCACTCTCGAAATACTCCAGGTCAGCTCCATTTTGGTAACTATAACCCTCGCCATTCCAAGTGTCTATTACTATATATTTGTAAGTTTTCATAAGACAAATATACGAAAAAATAGGTTTTATATACATTTTATATACAATTTTTTATATATTTGCTTGATCTGATGAAAAAATCAAAAATAATCTTATTAGCTTTTATCTGGACAATGCTCGTTGTCTTATGGGTTTATGTAATATATTGGTTTTTCGTATAAACCCTATTATGTTGAATGAAACCTATTATGTTGAATTCCTTGTTGTATTATACCCTATTATGTTGAATACCCTATTATGTTTAATGAAACCTATTATGTTTAATGAAACCTATTATGTTGAACACCCCATTATGTTGAAACCTATTATGTTTAACGAATTACATAGACTCCTTTATTAGCATTAGCTAAAAAGTATTGAGTGCAATAACGAAGTGAATCAATATGGTGATCGTATTTTTGGATAGGTTTTGTATTTCTTTCGTGCCAAACATAATTATTAAGCTCTTTAATTAATTCAATACTATTTGAATCTACAATCAGATCATAATCTTGTATTAATGCTATACCCGTTAGTATTGAACCTTTCCTTTTTATTGTAGGTTTTATGTTACAATACTCTTTAAGCTCTGATATTAATCTAGGTTCAGCGCTATCACATATAATTAAATCATCACTTGCGTAACGCCTGTTAAGTTCACCGATCTCTTTTGTAGATAGACCTGGTTTACAATACATAGTTTTAATCCAAATTTTCTTTAACTCTTTGCTTATCCCTACTTTTAATAAGACAGTAGGATCAATTGAGAATCCAAAATCTTGACCATATATATAATCCACTTGCTCATTAAATTCACCAATAGTCCAATTAGTAAAGATAACACCCTCTGCCTTATCTAACCAACCCCCTAGTATTTGATGATTATATCTATCTGGTCTTCTTCTTCTTATCTCTTCTAGTTGTAATAAAAAAGATTCAGAAAGATTATCTATATTATCTTTAAATGTAGTATGAATATATGTAACATTATCTTTCCACATATTAACACCAGTGTTTACTCCTTTAGATGCAAAGAACCTTTGGTATATCCAATGCTCTTTGGTAGCTGGGTTAAGAATCAAAACAACCCTATTAAGTTTATTCTTTGATCTAACAGATTGGTCAATCTTATCAAAGTCTTCTTCTTTTAACATCTCTTCAGCTTCATCTAAAACCCAAGTTGTAATGGCATTTATTGATTTAAGAGCTGCAGTTTGATTTCCTGCACTTGTTCTGATTCCTTTAAATATTATAGAGCTACCAGTCGTTATGTTTAAGATCTCGTCTTTAGTTATTCTAAAATGGTCTAGTATATCGTAAAGTTGTAGCTTTTCCAAGAACTCTGGTATGATTGAGTTGGATGCACTAATCATAGTATAGCGAGTAAAAAGAATTTTATGCCCTTGTTCAAAGGTAAGGAAAGCTAAAAAGGTTGTAATGGCAAAAGACTTGCCACTACCTCTACCACCAGTAATAACAAAATACCTAGAGTCATTACCTAAAGCATTATACTTAGGATTTAACTTTGGTTTAATCATCAGACTCTACATCTATTGTTTTATTCTCTTCTTCTTGACTACCTGTAAAAAGATTCTTAATGTTTATATTAACTTTCTTTGCATTTTCATTTGGATCTTCTCCAGGTTTACCATATTTATATTCTGCTAATAATTTAGTGTGAGGAAAAGAACCTTTCTTTGCAAACTCTGCTAGACTTTCCCAAAATGCTTGTTCAGATCCAAAGACTTTACTTATTGCGTTTAATGAATAAATAGAAACCCTATTAAGTTTAGCTTTATTTATAGCTAAAGGAGAGTTGGCTTTTAATACTTCTTTATTCTTAATACCTTTCTTCCTACCATTGTTTCTCCTACCATCGTTTGCTTTTACGTATTTATATTGCTTTGGCTTTCTACCCATACTAAACATCTATTTTTTTTGTTCCGTCAGAACATCATCATAACAAGTTCCATCTACTTCTCTTTGTAAGTCCATATAATCTTGGTATAGGTTGTCGTATTCTCCTAACAACTCTTCATATTTAATTCTCCAATAATGAACTTCACTATACTTTTTCAACCCCTCGTTACCCTCTTGTTGTAATATCTTTCTAACCCTATTATATGTAGTCATTATAGAATCATTATACATAGTAATTGTATTAAAAACTTTAAGACCGTGAATAACTGTTGCGTGTGATAAACCTACACTTTTTCCAATTTCTTCCAAAGATGCGTGGGTAAACTCTTTACATAACTTAAAATAGATTGCTCTACCATAAACATATCTTCTTGTTCTTACATCTTTCGTGATGCTTAATTTTAAGTCTTTAGAGACTATGGTTTTAATTTGTGATAACGTTAAATTTGTTGTTAAATTCATATTCATTTAATTCTACTTTAATTTGTTTATATGTTTTTTTGTTAGCATACTTTAATGCTTTTTGTATTCCTGCGCAAACCTCATACATCTCTTTAGATTCATAATGATTTATATCATCTAAAAGATCTTTTATTGAAACCCCCATCATTAAATCTCTTAATGTTAAATAGTAACTTCTTTCTATTTGTTCGCTATAAAATTCCTTTTCTAATATACTCATTGATGCTCTTTGTCTTTTCATAAAAATACTCTCTATATACTTGACAAGCTAATTTTACTTTTTCGCCAGCCACTTCAAGAGTTTCTTCTGTAACTGGAAACTCACCAATCTCCCCAGTACCTTTATCTATAACCAAAAAAACAAAGTTTTGTATTCCAAATATTTGTGTATAAATCCACGCCTGCATATCATAGTGCCAAGTTTTCTTAGCTGCCCACTCCCAACCATCTAAAGAATTTGTTGTTTTAACATCTATAATCAAATCTGAGGTAATGTAGTCAGCTTTTGCTCGAAATGGAAAACCAAACAACTCACCGATTCCAGGTTCCTCAACAACTCCATCTCTTAAATAAGAACTCGCTATTACATTATTTTCAAATATAGAAATTAAATAACTTATTGATCTGAGTTCTCTTTCAAGAAAAACCTCACACCCTTTATTATCTTCCACAGCTTCTTTATATTTCTTTGTAGCTCTACTACTCACATCAACAAATACATACTTTTTTTGTATTGTTTCATATTCTAACAATAAAGAATGAAACAACCTACCCTCTCTTAATGCTTTTTCATTACTAATAGATTCATTAAGATACTTTGAATAAGCTAATGGACTTTTATATAATGGTTTAGCACTACTTGATGACAATGCGTTTTCTCCTAAGAAACCATAATAAAAGTTATCATCATACATTTTTAATTTTAGTTCTTCTTTGTTCCACTCAGAACCATCTAATAATTTAATCATAATTTTGTTTGTTTTAATATTTCTTTACATAACTCTATTGGTAGCATTGCTCTTTTATAAGGAGATCCTAAACCAGCAAGTCCTTTGCAATTCCTCTTTTTATCTTTTCTATATGTTTTTTCGTGATGACAATCTAAATTGCCATTAAAACATTCTACTTTTGGTTTCCAACCACTTATGTTGAACATAGGATTATAAATATTGTTTGACCAAATGTCAGTTGGTTTTGCAATATCTAAACCATATTGACAATACCAAATGGTTGTTCTAGGTAACCCCTTAACTATATCTAATGATCTGAGTCTCCCTCTAGGATTTTCTATATACCAAAATTTTGGATCAAACTCTTTAATTATATCTATTGTTTTCTTTACCATAGAGACTCCTAATTTAGCTTTATCACTTATTGGTTCTAATTTATTCCAATGTCTCCATAGAGCTGCTACACTAAAAGAAGTACAAGGTGGACTCGCCCATATTAAATCTGGTTTGAATGGAACTTTAGATGTATCAAAATCTAATATATCCACTACATAATCAACCCCATCGAATTGATTGTAGTCAGAAGTAAAGGTTTTATATCCTAGCTTTTTAGCTTCTTTACTAAAAATGCAACTTCCTGCAAACAACTCTAGTACATTCATTTAGCAAAGATAGTAAACATATTATAAACAAACACTATTATTTTGAAAATTGAGCAACACAAATAGAATATCTTTGATCTTGCTCTTTGTATTCTTTTTTCATAATAGGATCTGACATACACCTTTGTATAAAATCTTTCTTGGTTTCGTTAGGACTAGGTTTAGGTATTGGCATAATTATAGTTTTTCTAATAGTTTCTCTAGGTTAGCTAAAGCTCTCCAAGCAACCTTTCCATCGTGGTATAATCCATCATCATCTAAAGTACCACACTCTATTAGATGCCTAGCAAGTGCATCAAGCTCATCACTTGATTTACTTCTATCCCAATGCAATGGTTTGCCAGGATTGTGTTGTTCGTTCCCAACATAACTAATTTTAGATACATACTTTATAGCTAATGGGAAATATTTTAATGCCCCTGAGTAAATAGGCATTTCCTTTCTTTGTTGATCTTTATTTTTATTCATAGTATTATTGCGTCTATTACTGGTAGCATAGCTATTTCTTTTGATATTTTATTATTATCAATAAAATCAGTAGTTTTAGGTAATTCTTTATAAAACCACTTAGGGCAAATATACAACAAATTCCAACTATATATTCCCTTTGGTGTTGAATTTATATATATTGGAACATCAAAGTCCTCATTTGCTTGTTTAATCAAAGCATCAAACTTACCTTTTTCAATAACCAGGTCGTCATAATGAGTCTTTCTACATTTTAATTCTATCCTATGTTTTCTAGATGGACTATAACAATCCCACCTACTTATAGGATTTAAACTCATTACTAAATCAGGATATACTTGATCTTTTAAATAGTCAAATAAATCTTTTTCAATCATTATAATCATATAATCTTGCTTGTTGTTTATGTTTATTAAATTTATCTTTTGCAACATTAAAGTATTCTTCATCTATTTCATATGCGTCTATATCATATCCTAAATTATGACAAGCTATTAAAATAGTTCCTGAACCTAAATGTGTATCTAATATTTTATCTCCCTCTTTAGCATATCTCATAAGTAACCATTCATATAATGCTATTGGTTTTTGACAAGGATGCCACCTTAATTTATTTTCCCAATCTATTGTGTTTCCAATAACATTTCCGATTGATTTATAGTGAAATATTTTCATATTCACTCCAAAACTATGACTTGCTATATCGCAATCAGATAATTTTGTTGCCCCTTTTCTTTTACCCCCTCCTGTTTTATCGTGTACGATTCTACCAACATCATTAATATATTTTGAATAATAATTAACCCCAAATATTATCCTATTTTTTGATACTCTATTTAATTCATCAAAATACAATTTAGTTGGTATATTATTATTCCAAGTAATATCTTTGTGATGTTTTTTTGAATTTCTAAAATCTCCTATACCGTAAGGTGGATCAACAATAGCTAAATCATATTGGTTATCAACCATATCTTTCATAGCTTCTATACAATCTTTGTTATATAGGTTTATCATATAGATCTATATATTTCAATCATTATATTTGTCATAGACATATCTTAATCTTCTTATCTTCTCGTTAAAACAAGTGCCACAATTTGTTGTCTTATCCATTGTGTTGAAGACTCTATTGTATATCTTCAATAAACGAAGTTGTTGATCTGATGTTACTACATTA